GCTTTTCCACAGGGTATCCAATTTCTGGCGAAGCAAACTGTGGGAACGGCGTGGGACGATACGGCACAGTATCGGCTATCACTGGTACATTAGTGAAACCGAACAATTTGGCTATACCTCCTACTGCACGAGCTCCCATTTCTGTCGCTGTAGCAAACTTTCCGATGATAGGCACACCTTTCAGAGTCCCCGCTATTTTGGAGACAATAGAGGCCGGACGGGAAACAATCCCGTCACCGTACTCATCACTCTGGAGAGCCACACCGACAGAAGGACCAGACAAAATGACATTCTCAGCCCAAGCATAGACCTGGACCGAGACTCCTGCGCCTGTCACACCATTTGCACTATCCAATGGTGCATATGTAACAAAGCGAAGGGTTCCCATGTTGGTGAAGTCAGCAGCACGCTGAACATTCAGATAATCCTTCTGGAAAAAGAAGGGAAGCGTCATTTCACCTCCTTCTGAATTCTGTGGGATGATCCAAAGCCCTGGTTGCTGACTATACGGAACTAAAGCTGGTGTGCCAGTGCCCGTCGTTGCCGGTTTAAACAGCGGCAGCGGCTGGTAGCACAAACGTTGCGCTCCGTAATAGAACGGCGATGCATTGACAATCACCTTCAACTTAAGATCGCAGCTAATAAAAGCAAAGTTGTTCAACTTATACTTGATGCTAGGATCATTAAAGAATAACTGCCATGGCGAAATCGTTCTCGTTACACCAATAGGGTCCGTTTCGAGCCACGTGTACGTGTCAATACGCACTGGACGCTGAAGGAAACTCACCAGTCCCGCGCTAGTATTCGCATCACTAGCGGTGAAGTTCTGTTGTGGAGCCTCCTGCCCTACGGAAATACCCTCCATCTCGTCAGCAAGAGTCATAATGACTTGCTGCAAGACTGCAGGATGAGCATCTTCAGACACAATTTCATCTGCCTGAATCTGCACTTGAACTCGTCGTTCTCGACTCTCGTTGATCTGCTCCAACGAGATAAGAGCATCAATGTTTTCATTTTTGCATGGTCATTTTTATGACGGAATTTCATCGACCCAGACTACGTTCCGGTTTTATTGTTCTGGACACCCTGAATCCTCATGCTAAAAAGCAGAGCCATGAGCCGGCGGGTTTACGATACATAAGCACACTTACTGATATGAACAACATAAAATCAAATACAGATCTCACATAAAGGGTGGGGTTGGTTTGAGATCAAATCTCGGGAAGTTCCACCAACTCCCCAACGTAGAAGTCCTCCACTCCCACGGATGCACGGTGGAACCGTGCCATGAGATCCTCCCACGTTGGCAAGGGACGCTCCTCGAAATAAATCGAGAGCTCACCTCGCGTCAACGTGGTCAGATACTCTGTCTCTTTCTCGAAACGCTCACGTCCATACCAAAACCACTCTTGGTGGGCAGCTCGGATAACATCCGACATGTGCTGCTCATCTGAGACGGTCTTGGATCGCATAGCGATAAGAAGCATCTTTCTAATAGACGCTTCCTCGAGAGGACAGAAGAAGGCATTAGCTTCCGCATTCCACACCCACATACGCTTCAGGAATGATACCTGATCTATGTGGATGAATGGGACAGACTTGCTCTCCTTGTCTGCCATGGTGTAGACCACACCAATGGACTTTAGTACGGCCACAATGGCCGTGTGGTTAAACCACGACACGCGTGAACCTGCTGCATTGTCATCGCCGTACGTCAAGAGCGCCACATCCTTCTTAAAGAAATGCAGACACTCATAACTCCCGACAGGAGAGAGTTTCATGTAGCAATAGCGCATATACAGGGCGTTAACGATGCAGTTCACGATGACTGTCAGGGGGTGTCCCGAGGGATTAGATCCGAAGAACATCACCAAATCTCCGTTCATATTTACGACCGGAAAGGCGATGTCCTCGGCCAATGCCCAAATAGGTAGACATTCTTCGTCAGTCCATCCGGCAAACATCAAGATGCGCACGATGACTTCAAAAGCTGCCAAGATCCATTCGGCCAACATCTTTTTGTCAAACTTGCCGTAGTCACCAGCAATGAGTCGATCAAGACCAAATTGCGTGAGATACGCACGGAAACGAGTCCATTCGCGAGATTGACACACAGCTCCCGGAGCTCCCTCAAAAATCAAGGGATTCTCCTGAAAGACCTTAACGAAGGGAAGCAACAATTCTCGTACAACCACTGACAATTCAGTGGAACATGCGGTGAAGATGCGAATCATACCCTCTGAGAGTTTCTTCAGGGATCGTGCTTCATCTTTCTGCTGACCACTAAATACCGAACACCCACGCTTTCCACTTTCATAAGTGGTGCGCAGATTAGCGATGCGCGCCATGACCTCATCATCGAACATCTTGCCCTCAGGCGCTGTGTCCGATGGCTGCGATCGCAGGTGGTACTTCTTTGAGTGGTTGTAAGGCTCACCCATTGAAGAGTTAAAGTTCATCTTATCGATGTACTTAACACCTGCGATACCATTAATGGCGTCATACGTG